CGGCGCGGCGCAGGAGGATGATTGGACAGACCCCAAGGTATGGAAAAAAGCAAATCCCTCCCTCGGCATCACGGTAGGCATGGATAAAGTCAAGGCAGCGTTTGAATCGGCAAGGCAGAATCCAGCCGAGGAGAACAGTTTCCGACAGCTCCGACTGAACCAATGGGTAAAACAGGCGGTGCGCTGGATGCCGATGGACAAATGGGATGCCTGCGCATTCCCCGTTGATGAAAAATCGCTCGAAGGGCGCGTCTGCTACGGTGGTCTTGACCTCTCGTCCTCTACCGATATCACAGCGTTCGTACTGGTGTTTCCTCCGGCAGATGAGGCAGATAAATACTCCATACTGCCGTACTTCTGGATACCGGAGGACAATATCGACCTACGCGTTCGGCGCGACCATGTAAATTATGACGTTTGGAAAAAGCAGAACTTTCTGCAAACCACCGAGGGCAATGTAGTGCATTACGGCTACATCGAGCAGTTCATTGAATCCCTCGGCGAAAAATACAACATCCGTGAAATCGCGTTCGACCGCTGGGGCGCAGTGCAAATGACACAGAATCTTGAAACGCTCGGCTTTTCGGTCGTGCCGTTCGGGCAGGGCTTTAAGGATATGAGCCCTCCGACCAAAGAACTGATGAAGCTGACGCTGGAAGAAAAGCTCGCCCACGGTGGCCACCCGGTGCTCCGCTGGATGATGGACAACATCTATATCCGCACGGACCCGGCTGGAAATATCAAAGCAGATAAGGAAAAATCCACAGAGAAAATCGACGGTGCGGTGGCGACCATTATGGCGCTGGACCGGGCGATTCGGTGCGGCAACGATACGGGCGAAAGCGTGTATGACACACGCGGACTGCTCGTTTTTTAATTGGAGGGAACTGCCTATGAACATCTTTCAAGGAATTTTCAAAGCCCGTGATAAGCCTAAGAACTTAGGCAGCACCAGCTTTTTGTGGGGCGGCTCGTCCTCCGGCAAGGTCGTTAATGAAAGAACGGCCATGCAAATGACAGCGGTTTACTCTTGCGTCCGTATATTATCCGAAGCAATCGCGGGCCTGCCGCTGTTTGTATATAAATATGGCGACGACGGCAGCAAGGACAAATATCTCGACCACCCGCTGTGGCGTGTGCTGCACGATGAACCAAACCCGGAAATGACGTCGTTTGTTTTCCGGGAGACCATGATGAACCATCTGCTGCTGACAGGCAATGCCTACGCGCAGATTATCCGAAACGCACGCGGTGACGTCGTGGCGCTGTATCCCCTCATGCCCGACCGCATGACTGTTGACCGGGATTCACAGGGGCGGCTGTATTATCGCTATAGAAAAAACAGCGATGACGCGCCGGAGGTCAGCAGGAACAAGCCGAGCGATGTCATCCTCGCACCAAGCGATGTGCTGCACATTCTCGGTTTAGGCTTTGATGGACTGGTCGGCTACTCGCCGATTGCAATGGCAAAAAATGCTGTGGGTCTTGCTATTGCTGCCGAAGAATACGGCGCTAAATTCTTCGCCAACGGCGCGGCACCCAGCGGCGTGTTGGAGCACCCCGGCACCATAAAGGACCCGGAGCGGATAAGGCAAAGCTGGCAGTCCACCTTCGGCGGCAGCGTCAACAGCAACAAAATCGCCGTGCTTGAGGAAGGGCTCAAGTATACGCCTATCGCCATTTCTCCTGAACAGGCGCAGTTTTTGGAGACACGGAAATTCCAGATCAATGAGATAGCTCGAATTTTCAGAGTCCCGCCTCATATGTTGGCGGATCTCGAAAAGTCGAGCTTTTCTAATATTGAGCAGCAGTCGCTGGAGTTTGTGAAATACACGCTCGACCCGTGGGTCGTTCGCTGGGAACAGGCGATGAACAAGTCGCTCCTGCTCGAAAGTGAAAAGCGTGATGTGTTCACAAAATTCAATGTGGACGGACTGCTTCGCGGCGACTATGCCAGTCGCATGACAGGTTACGCGACAGCCCGGCAAAACGGCTGGATGAGCGCAAACGATATCAGACAGCTTGAGAATCTCGACCGGATACCGGCGGAGCTCGGCGGCGACCTATACCTTATAAACGGAGCAATGACCAAATTGCAGGACGCTGGTGCGTTCGCAAATACAACTTCAACAGAAACGGAGGAAACCTCAAATGGACAAAACAAATCGGGTACAAAGCCCAAGCAAAGTTCCCGTCTGGGCGCGTGACAAAACGCATTTCTGGAACTGGGAAAACGACGATGAATTGGGCGTCCGCACTCTTTACCTCGATGGCACCATTGCGGATGAAAGTTGGTGGGACGATGAAATTACACCTAGGATGTTCAAGGATGAGCTGTTTTCCGGCAGCGGAGATATTGTCGTATGGATCAACTCTCCCGGTGGGGACTGCGTGGCAGCTTCACAGATTTACACCATGCTCATGGACTACACAGGCAATGTCACTGTAAAAATTGACGGTTTGGCGGCGAGTGCCGCTTCGGTCATCGCAATGGCGGGTACACAGGTGCTTATGGCTCCAACGGCACTGTTGATGATTCACAATCCGATGTCAATTGCTATTGGCGATACCGAGGAAATGCAGAAGGCCATCGCCATGCTGGACGAGGTCAAGGAAAGCATCATCAACGCTTATGAAATCAAAACAGGGCAGTCGAGAGCGAAAATATCTCATCTCATGGACGGTGAAACCTGGATGAACGCCAACAAGGCGATTGAGCTGGGCTTTGCAGACGGCATCTTGGAGGATGCTAAGCGTAGTCATACCGAAGATGTGGTCTTTGCTTTTTCCCGCAGGGCGGTCACCAATTCGCTTATGAACAAGCTCATCTCTAAATCCGCTCCGAAGCCGGAGCAAAAGAAGCAGAATACGCCGACCGGCGTTTCTATTGAAGCGGCGATGCAGAAACTGCAAGCCCGTAAATACATTTAACGGAGGTATTTGATTATGAAAAAGGTACTCGAAATGCGTGAAAAACGCGCAAAGGCATGGGACGCGGCAAAGGCGTTCCTCGATACTCGCGCCAAGGACGGCGTCCTCTCTCCCGAAGACAACGCGACCTATGACAAGATGCTTGCGGATGTGGACGCAATGGCGCATCAGATTGCCATTGAGGAAGACCGCGTGGCAAGAGACGCCGCTATGGCTCAGCCGACCAGCTCTCCCATTACGGCAAAACCCAACGCACAAAACGGAAAGCCCATCAGCCCCAGAGCGACCGCTGAATACCGCGAGGATTTCTTAAACCTCGTGCGCGGTAAGCGACCGATTCACAACGTTATGGAGGAAGGCACTCCTTCTACCGGCGGCTATATCGTTCCGGTTGAATTTGACAGCACCCTTGTGCAGGCGCTTGCCCGTGAGAATGTAATTCGTTCTCTGGCAAAGGTTATCACCACCGCCGCACCGCACCGAATTAACGTAGCACTCACCGATGTGTCCGCCGACTGGGTGGCGGAAAGCGGTACGTTTACGCCCAGCACTCCTACCTTCAATCAGCTCTCCCTTGACGCTTATACGCTCCGTGCGGCGGCGCTGGTTTCAGAGGAACTGCTTCAAGATTCCATGTTTGATCTTGAAGCCTACCTCATCGACAACTTCGCCCGCGCTTTTGCAGCGAAGGAAGAGCAGGCATTCTGCGTCGGAAACGGCAGCGGTCAGCCCACGGGCATCTTCACTGCGAGTGGCGGCGACGTCGGCGTGACCACCGCAACTGCGGCGGATATTAAGGCTGATGAAGTCATCGACCTAACCTATTCCCTCAAGGATGGCTATAAGAAAAATGCCGTGTTTGTTTTGAGCAGCGCCACTCTCGCAGGTATCCGCAAACTGAAGGACGGCAACGGCGCATATATGTGGCAGCCGTCGCTGCAGGCAGGTCAGCCTGACCGTCTACTCGGTTTCCCGGTGTATGTTTCCCAGTATGCTCCGACCATCGCGGCAGGCGCATATACCGTTGCTTTCGGCGACTTTCAGAACTACTGGATTGCCGACCGCAGCGGCAGAACCGTGCGCCGTGCGGACGAACTGCATATCGCCAACCTGCAGACCGGCTTCTACGCTTTCCAGCGTGTGGACGGCAAGACCGTACTGCCCGAGGGCATCAAGCTGCTCAAGCAGCACGCTTAAGGAGGGCTGACCTATGAGTGACTATAACGCAAAAAACTACACCGAGCAGGGCGGAGAAAAAACCGTCATCGGTGGCACACTCGAAATTCTGGAGGGAGCCTCGATGACGGGGCTTCCTGCTGCGGAAAATCAGGCGGACAGTACCGCGACCGATGCCGCCGGTCTGGTTACGGACTTCAACGCCCTTCTCGCCAAGCTGAAAGCGGCGGGTTTGATGGCGGCGGACGAAGAATAACCCAAAGGAGGCGGATGGCATGACGACAGATAACCTTCTCCCCAAAGTCAAAGCGCACCTTATTTTATCACACGACGAGGACGACGGCCTGCTGCTGATCTATATTGCCGCCGCCGTCTCTTATGCCGAAAGCTACCAGCATGTTTCCAAAGGCTATTATGAGGAAACTTCCATGCCGCCCACAACAGAACAGGCTGTGATTATGCTGTCGTCCTTCTTTTACGAAAGCCGGGACGGCAGCACAGCCGGCTTTTTTGCGGATAGCGTGCAGGCTGGCCAGCAGGTGTGGGATACGATCAATCTACTTTTGCGGCTTGACCGGGATTGGAAGGTGTGACA